TATGCATTTCCCGATTCTGCCGCATCCGATTATTCCAAGCTTTTTCCCGCTCAATTGCATCCGCTTCATTTTTGCCAGTTGCAGAATCAGGCTCCATGTGTGTTCGGCGGTGGAGGTTACGAATTTGCCCTCGTTTTGTTTCCATTCATCATCAAGGTAAATGACATTTGGGGCTTGGATGTGTTCTACTGAAGTGCAAGGGCAGAAAACCGGAAGCGTTGTTTCAATCGGCGTAAGTTGCGTATAAACAACATCACCGGGCATAGCGCGTGTTATAACGAAAGGCTTGGATTGATCAAATACGTTGTGGCATTCCGCGAATTCCTCCATCATTTTTCTTGCTTTGGGGTGGGGTTCGTCGAGTAATAAAATCTTTGGCATCTTAGCGCTCTCCTTTCATTTTCCGATCAGTCTAATAAAACCGTTTTTCACTAAACGGTTGATCTCGTGGTCTTTGTAGCCTTTCATTTTTAGCTCGTTACGGTGATAAATTCCTCTGATGACGGTTTTTTCCTGAACCGTCCCGGTTTTTTGCTGCCCTCTTATTTGATTTCCGATCATGTCCGAAAACAAAACGTCGTCATGTTTGCCTGATAGAGCGTCCGGTCTCATATTGATGTCGTAAACGAACGTTAAGCACTCCATTAAAAACGGAATGTCGAAGAAAAGTTCAATGTTGTCCCTTAAAAGGACGATTTCGTTGGAAATTATTAAAGTTCGGGTGTTTCCGTCCGTCCTCCAACCCCATTTTTCCTGTAAATTTCGTTGTTTACTGTCAAATACCTGTCTTGTGTACTGTTTTTTGTATCTTAACCTTTGGAGTTCCTTCATCGGGTAAAGGTCGAAGTTGATCTCTACCCCTATTAAGGCGTAGTTGTACCACATCCCCACGCAATATAATTGGTGGGTATATGTGTCAGGGCCGATATTGGCCTGTAAGGTCGCGCACCTTATCCCGGTTTCGTTTTCAATGACCGTAAAAGTAAAGAAGTCCGAACCTTCGCCTTTCGTATCTCCGCCGATGACGTAATGACAGCCGGGTTTTGGTAAATGATAGACTCTTATGTATCCTTTCCCTTTTAGAAATTTGATAGAAGGATCCTTAATGAAGTCTTTTGACTCAGGGTCGTTCCACTCGAACACCATAACCCCCTCGGTCGGTTTAATGTTCTTCCTGAGCCATTCGATTCTTCTTTTAATAATCTCATTGTCGAACACCGCGGACCCGGACATCAGAAAAGCTTCTTCGGGAGTAGAAGGGTTCTCCTGTTTCATCATGTTGAGGTCTCCGTTGCACTTGTTTTTTAAAGTGTGCCTCCACCACCTGATTCTTTCTAAGGGTAATTTCAAGTCTTTGTAAAGCCAATTTTCGTAATCTGAGAAAGTATAAATAAAAGTTTCCTTCTCGTCTTCCGAAAGCTCCATCTGGTATTCTTCATGGACAAACCAAGAAAAAAATAAAGGAATAAACGCGGTTTTACCTGAAACTGAGTCATCCCATAAATCTTTGAAGTCATTAAATCCGTTTGCGGTGGATTCTATTACGACCTCGGTATCAAGGTCGTCCGGTACGGCCTGAAGGATGCCGTTTAACTGTTTAATCGGGGACTTGTCGTCTCGGCCTTCCCAAAAGGCGAATTCAGACGCATGGACGTAGTGAATCGTGTTTGAGCGCCCGACGCCTCCGCTTCCTGCGGTTTGAATCTGGATTCGAGAGTTTAAACCTTTTCCTTTCCCGGAATAACTGGAAGGAAGGTCGAAAACCAATTCAGTCGCGTTTGAAGCTTTCCTGTAAGGTTTGGCATCGTTCGGAAGATGGTCAAACATAAACTTGGATTTTTCAAATATGTCTCCCGTGGAGTCGTTTCTATGGGCGACAACTAAAGCATTTCTATTTGGTTTAGTGGTGGTGTTGAATAACATCCTTCCTTGTTCGTTGGTCGTAACCCCTTCCTGGCGGGCTTTTAAAATCAACAGCCTTACAAGGATTCCCTGGGATCTCAATTCATCAATTTTTGAGTTGATCTGCTTTTGAATCGAATTATGAGAAAAGGGAACGAGGTCGCCTTTTTTGTTGACGATTTTTATATTCCTTTGAGAGAAAAATTCATAGTTTTCAAGGGAGTAAAGAAGTTCAAGCTTATTCAATTGGTCTTCAGGCTTTTTCATTTCTTACCCTTCTTTGGCTTCCACTTTCGAAGAGTCCCAAAAACGTAAGCATCTGCGCCTTTTAAACCCTTCTTTCGGGCCTCGGCTTTAAGCGCTTTTTCAAGTTTCTTCGGCATGAAATCACTCCCCGTGGTTCAATTGTTCTACCGCGCTTTGCAGGCACTCTGCTTTTGCCATTACACCGCATATTTTAGGTATCTGTATGGCTATCCAGTCTATCAGCGTCTCGTCCCTGCCCCATTCGCTATTGCAGTCAAGACCGGATTCAAACAGGAAAGCGTGTGTTATCTCGTGCCGCATAATTTTACTAACATAAAGCGTATCAATACCCTCTAAGTTCATGATGTCATGGTCGAATTCGGCTTTGATAATAATTTTTTTGGTTTGCGTTTCTGTATAACCGCCAAAGTTTTTAAGTTTTGGATAGTCCGCTTCCTTGCCTCGAATTAATTCGTATTCGGTGCCTAAAACATTAATATTCATTGTTTTTTCTCCTGTTCTGCAGGTCGATTTTAAAAATATTAAAGTTCTCTCAAACAAGTTTAAGGTCTCTTTTCATCGCTTCAAAAACCGGTTCATCTTTGTGCTTGTTCGCATGGCAAAATGTGCAAAGCGTTGTTAGGTTGTTTAAACAATCATTCCCCCCTACACATTTTTCCTTGATGTGGTGCACGTGTAATTTATATGAGGCCCCGCATTCCGTGCACTTATAATTATCGCGTTGGAGCACAATTCCGCGGATAACTCTTGGAACATTGCGCCGCGACCTTCTACTCCGATTAAACGGTTTTGTTTTTGGCAATTTTGGGGCTTTAACCGCGCGGTTGTTTTCCTCATGAATACCCGCTAGCAAACGAACGATACAATCCCCGCAATTTTTCTTTCCGCTTATGCCTCCTATGGAGCACTTGGGAAAGTATTTTTTTATATACGGGTAAGCTTTTCCGCAGGTTATGCAAGTTCTTTCTTCTATAATCATTTTGTTTCCCCATATCTGCGCTCAATAAGCCACTCAATCATGTTTGCTTGACTCCGCTTATCTGCTGCGCATATTTTAGGAAGCATGGTGTCTTTTGTGTATGTGCTTACCTCGACATTTAATTGCTTAAATCCCCTCCGGGTCTTCCATTTTTCTGGCATTACATATCACTCCCATAGGTTTGTTATAGTTCTCCCATATAGTAGCACTATTGTTTTCTTATGATTGCAATGGGAAAGAGGACCCGGTTTAGAGGTATCCACCCCCTAAATTAGCGTTAGATGGGAGAAGAGGTACTACATCTGGTGAAGCCCCACCACCCTATGCCGAGGGAGTATCCACCCCCATAGATAACACGTTACATTATACAAAACATTTCCTTTGTATCATGTTGTACGTTGGCTGTAACGCTGTCCCTGTGCCGATCATAGCGATATGCTCATATGGCACATTAGACAAAAGCAAGACAAAGCACTATATATAGTAGTCAGTCCTGCTCAATCACTCGGTAAGACGCCGCGATTGCTGCCCTCTCAGGGGACTTAAATTGGTACTTGGAGCGGTAATAATCGAGATATGAATTGTATAGGTCGTCCTCTGGTTGGCCTGTTATTTGGGCTGTTTTGCGGGCCTCCAGACGCGCCATGTCCTCAATTGAGGAGATAGGGTCTAAAGGTTGTGCATTAGTGATCACAGCCACATTCACAGACTCTTTGGCAGTCTTATATTCAGGGTCGTTGTTGCGCAGGTACAGTTCTGCCGCTTGGACGTTTGGAGGGTAATATTTTATTATCTCTTTTTCGATGATTTGGCCTTGGTATTGCGCTATAAACAAGTCCTTGTGCTCATATCCGATGGCACTCTCAAGTTGCTTGTTCATCACAAGGGTGTTGCGCTCCTTGCGGGCGCGCGCGTAAAGACTCGCTAATTTATCGTACTTATCCTTATATCTTATCCATGATATCTGGCTAATGCCGAGTTGGTCCGCTATGCTATAATCAGTGTATCCTTGCTTGAGCCACTCATACACCTCATCGAGCCTGGGTAATACATGCGTCTCGTATTTGCAGGGTCTGCCCGCGCAATCTATTGCATCCTCCTTATTCTGTGACATCTATCTCACCCCGTATTTATCTTTAATGCTTGCCTGGTATGGCTTATCCAGCCTCCGTATGCGCTGTGCTGCCTTGGATCTCT